GGCATCCGAGCTCGTTGGGTTTCGATCAACCCTTCAGCTTTACCTGCATACATCAAGCTATCGCTTTGATCCAGCCAGAACTGCTTGTTGAGATACTTGTCACTATGTACCCCAGAAAGGGGTTGCATCACCCAATTGATGGTTGCTTTTCTAAGGCGATCCAAACTAGGAGACACACTGAGACCAAGCTCACGACATACCAAGCTATTTGTTGCGACGTGAACTTGCTCATCACGACTGATATCAGCAGAAATGGTCCTTAGTCCAGCGTCACCATTAAATCGGAAGAAGGGGAGGATAACAAAGAATATGCTTCTCTCAGCCACCAGTGCTTTGAGTACGGTGTGGTCTGGATGATCTTCCCAAGCTTTTCGTAGGCGAGCTGCTTCCGCTTCTGCTTGGCTATTTGTGCCGAGCGCACTTGCTGCGTATCCCAGGGCAAGGTCATGGTTTTCCTCATCTTTAATGTTGGTAAGAAGAAGATCACGAGCTGCTTCAGGTACCTCTGATTTCAGAGCATCGCTAATGAACTCACCGACAGGCAGCTCAAGTTGTCGAAGGGCGAGAGCCCGGAAGATAGCCTCTTCCGAACCCTCTTTCAACTTACCTCCAGTTGTTTGAACAGGAGTCCAAGTACGCTTACGTTCAAGCAGTTTCTGATACGGGTTCATTCGGCGCAATCACATTGAGGTTCTGAATCCCCATCAAGAATCCCGGCAAGATAAGCCTCAACATCTACATCGCTAATAGCTGCGTAGGCGTTGGTTTTATCTTGTGTATCTGACATTACCTGAAGAGAGTAATACAAACTCTTCAGAGGGGAGTTCAACCATCGTGCCATAAATTGACGATCCATTGTTGTCATATCAGACCACCAATTCATGGAGATTGCGTGAGCCATTCCTGTGCTGTCCATGAGCTTTTGCCACTCACTATTCAGCTCAAAGAACACGTCCCAACCAACCTCTTCAGCCGTCTCACATTTGGGATTGAACTTGTAGCTTTGTACCCCAAGAGTGGCACTATCACGATCTACATCTCGACTAATCGGAGGTGAGATTTCAGGGGTTGTAGTAAATCCTTCACGGTCTACGTAGCGGTACGCACAAGACGCTGTAGGAGCCACAGTGAATGCTCGTGACATCTTGTAGTCAGCAGCCACCTTAGCGGCCTCCATGAAGCCCACATAGAGCGCCTGAGCGATCTCACCAGCTTTGTTATCAGCGGTGCCTAGACCAAGGTTCTTGCGGCGTAAAGCAGCAACAAATTCGTCGTACTTGACACCTTCAATAGCCAACAGATTGGCGAGACCAAGAACACCAAGACCAACTTGGTTATCCTTCCGGCTGTAGATACCAGATTCATCTACACCTGTCTTTGTATAAAGATCACAAAGGAACTTCATCCCATCAGCAAAAGCTTGAGGAATCTCATCGATCTTGGTAAGACCCAAGTTGATGTGACTCAACAAACAGGTATCCCGAGATTTCAGCAGGATCTCTTGGCAAACATTGGAGTAAATACGTTCGCCGTTTGCGTCGTACTGTTTCTTAACAATCCAAACGTCACCCTTACGAGCAGCGTTCATGATGGCGTTTAGTTTGTCGGGCTCATCAATGATGTCAGGATCAACATTGACACAGCGCTTGATCCAAGGAATACGAGCTCGATCGTAATTAACAAACTCAAGAATGTCAGGGTGATCTGCGTCGCAATGAGCAACGATTGCACCGTTACGGTACGTACCTCCTCGACGCAGGATCTCGTTGAACTTGGAGTAGATCTCCATGAACCCACAAGGGCCTGAAGCAACCATTCCGTGGCTGTTCTTGGTACCTTTTGCACGAAGCTTAGACAGATGGATAGCAACACCTGCACCGTACCGAAGAGCCTTACTAGCAAACTGCCAAGAGCCTTCAAGACCATCGGGGTGTTCATCCATTGTGTCTTCTACAACGAAGACAGTACAGGAGACCGGATACCTACGAGTCGGATTCTGAATCCAGCTCTCCACCCTCCCCGTCATTGCGATCGCCGGGTTCAGTGTTTCCATCTGCATCGAAAGTTCCATTGTCAAGTGAACGTTGAAGTGAAGTAGTTACGAAGTCTTCCCACTGATCATCATCAAGTTGATTCAGTGGTTCGAGCTCAGGGTGCTCATCGGGATCCCAGTAAAACTGAATAGATCCGTTACCGTCATCATCTTCCTGGTACTCAGCTTCGACGTATTGCCAAGCTTCAGCAGGAATTTGGTTTAGCAGTTCAGTGTAGTCCTTCATAAGTCTGAGAGATCTGCGGGTTTGTAGTTAGGTCCTTTTTGAACCTTTCCGTTGACTTTGGTGAAAGGAAACTTAGACCAGTTGGAAAGATAAACTCGTCCAAAAGCATCGTCAGGGTCCACACCATGAAGATGCAAAAGGCCGTATGTGACCCAAATGAGGTCGCAAGCTTCCTTGAGGATCTGCGGACGCGTTTCGTTACGGAAGGCGTACATGAGCTCATAGAACTCTTCCTCGACATAGGTAAGTTGCTGTTCAAGGGCCTCACTATAATCATCAGAATCAGGACTGATTAGCTGGCCCGCTTTTTGCATCCAAGCTTGTACTAGTTCCGCATTGGAAGTCAGCGTCATCGGAATCAATAATTGATTGATAAAGGTTTACTTTGCGTTGAGCCCATTGGGCATCCCACTCTTCTGATCGTTTAATCAGTCGATCAAGATACCAACGAGCCTTTTTGAGATCTTCAGTACCGTTTTTGTGTTGGTACCTAGTGACGTATTTGATAATGTTGCCTTCAACAAAATCAAAAGCGTGACTATCGATGTAATCAATACATTCGATTACTCCTTCGTCGAAGGCGTAGTGACTGGGTTGTATTGGATCGTGGGTGGTGTCCATAGTTGAATTTCATTAAAGGTGTACTCAGAGTCACGGAGGATACGAGCAAGACGCGCTTGGGTTAAAGCGTAATCAGCACTCAACCCTTTCTTTGCGTACTGCTGAATCACAGTTCTCCATGCGGTGGTTTCGGAGAACTCATCTGCTGGGATGAGCTTTTCTGCTGTCTTCGGGCCAACCCCAGGGCAACCAGGATAGCCGTCAGTGGAATCACCGGTAAGAGCCTGACGATAGAAAAAGACATCAGCTTCAAGTTGAGAAACGTTAAAGATGTTCCCGTCGTTATCTAGGTGAACACCAGGAATCTGTTTAAGATCCTTATCACCAGACCACAGAACAGCTTGATCGTTATGACGGGTGGTAAGAATACCTAGAACATCATCGGCTTCTAGTTTGTGCCAGCACTCCGAGGGAAACTGTTGTTCAGCCCACCGTCGAATTGCCAAATACCCAACTGGTTTCCTACGATGGTTTCCAGCACGGTTTCCTTTGTAAGACGGTTCAATCTCTTTACGGAAGTTTTGATCAGCAGTCCAACAAAGCGTGAATCGATCTGATTGTGCTTGGTTGCGCTTGATATCCAAAAGTTCATTGAACATCAACTGAGCTTCTTTAACTGGCAAATGAGTTGTAATGATGTCTGGACACCATTCGATCTCAACCTCGCAAGCGGCCACTGTTTGATACAGCAGCATATCTGCGTCAAGCAGCAGCCACGTCATTAGCACCTCCTTGATGGGCTCCTAGCTTATTAACCCTGGCCAGGTAGTCCACTGCTTTTAGGACGCCTTCCAGATTGTCACCAAGCTTTCCGATGCCTGTGTTGCAGTTGTTACACAACCAACCTCTGTGCTCGTGGCTGTCGTGGCAGTGATCCCAGTGCAATTTCTGTTCGGTCAAACCACAACATTCGCAAGGTGTACCCAGCTCAGGAGCTTGCTGCTTGCGTCGTAGTTTGTGATAGTGACTCATATGGCGAGAGGCACAGGAGAGGCACTCAGGGCGTCTCCACGTACCGTTCCTGCCAAATAGTTCTACCGGCTTGGTCTGCTTACAGATCTTGCAGGTCTTAGTGACACTCTGCCCAGTTTGATCCGATTTTGAACTCCGAATCGATTGCAATACGGAGTCCAAGTGTTTCTCCTGCCAAGCGAGAAGATCTGACTGCGATAAGTCCGATCTGTCCTGCGTGCTCTGCTCTGACTGCAAATTGGATTTCATCGTGGACATGGGCTAGGAAGGACCAGTCTTTGCCGTAGGTAAACCCCTCTGCTGAGATTTCCTCGTAGCAGGTGTTGTACCAGAGCTTGCTAATGATGGCACCAGCGCTCTGCAAAAGGAAGTTCAATGAGCTATGTGAGGACCGGATTTGTATCTGTCTACCGTCTAAAGCTTTAACAAATCCTTCAGAATCTGCTTTCTCTGTAACCCGCTTCGTCAGCTCAGCAAGTGCTGGCATATTGCGGAAATACTTTCTCTTCAGTTTGTTCCCATCTTGTCCTGTGATGCTGCCTAGCTTCTCTGCTCCAGCGCCGTACATCAAGGCATAAAAGAACGTCTTAGCTTGGTCTCTGGTGGTTAGTCCAGCAGCCTTCTGATTGGCTGTGTGGATATCACCGTTCAATACTTCAT